AGACTGTGCCATTTAGAGCAATAAATCGCCCCTTATTATGTAGGTACTCGGGAGCGTCCTTTTGGCCGATATCAGCCCTTAATGAAGGGCTGCTTTGGGTCGTTTTGCCCCGGGCAATGCGTCGAATCTTCTCGATCAAATTCGTTGCAAACAGATTGTCGGGTTGATTAAGCGGCTTGACGTATTGCATCGACAGCGCAATCGATCCATGCCGCTCCTGCTCTCACCAATTCCCGCGTTTTCCCTTCGCTTATGCCGTAGTGCTTGCCAACGCGGACCATGGGCCATTTAGCGCCGTAGTACAGCCAGATAATATCGCCCATTTGCTGATCGCGATACGCAAGCCTGGCCACAGCATTGTCGATAGCAATTGCCCAGTCGTCGGTAATGCAATAATTTTTACTCGGCGACACCTGCGGCATTGCTTGGCGCATAAGCGCAAAGGTTGGTGAGGTGTAATTGGGTATCCCTGCCCCGTCCATCCGCCACCACCCCCATTGTTCCAACAAATATTCGGTATCGCCCAAAGGTCGGCCTGCCGGCTTGCGAATCATCATGTTTTCAATCCCCTGTGTAATTTGATCCGCCGGCACCGCGACGGTTGTTTTGTCGGTAGCACTCAGCTGGGCCAGATATCGACGAGCCCTGCTGGAGCACTTCAATTTCGAGCTGAGCCTGTTGCAGTTTGAAGCTCAATTGAGTCACTAACTCGTCCGAAGAAAGCACCAACCTGCTACCCGAAACAACCCAACCTGAGCCGTTGCAATCGGTGCAAATCAATTCATAAGAAATGCCCTGCACCACCGCTTTTCCCTTGCAGGTCGGGCAAGGCTCAAGCTCGATCCGTTGCCTCTTAAAGCCAAGACCCTGCCCTTTCTGCATGTTTTAAATCCTCGCCTATGGTTGATTCTTGAGTGGCCGTGCAGCCCTTATTTTCTGTGGCTTCCAGCGCATTACCGGAATCTCCAGATCTAACGTTGGTCAACATATGAATCTGCTCAAATCCCTTCTGATCTAGATGCGCGTGCCACTGCTCCAGGGCATCACGCTTGCGCCCCATCACGTCCGACTGGATGTACACCTTCACGTTGTGGCCCATCGCGTGGTTGATCAGCAGCTCACCAATCAGGTGGTCAATGCCGAGGTCGGCCCAGCCGGTACGTGCCAACTTGCGCAAGTCGTGACTGGTCCACTCGCCCTGCCCCAGCCGAACGAATACGGCACTCGCCTGCCCTTCACTGAGTGCCTTGCCGTTACGAGACGGGAACAGGAATTGACCGTAATACCCTTTGGCCCGCTGAATCTCGCGATAGCTGATGAGCACCTTGCGCACCTGCTCAGTCAACGGCAGGCGATGCTCGACGCCGGTCTTGGTGTGCTCGGCAGGAATGAACCACTCGCGCTCGGCCAGGCTGATGTGTGACCAGCGTGCCTGCCGGGTTTCGCCGATCCGCGTGCCGTGGCAGAGCATCAGCAACGCCAACAGACCATCCCCCGGGTTGTTCGCCATCGCACCGAGCAAGCGCGTCATCAGGTCTTGCAGCTGGGTGCCGCGCAACCGAGACGGCTTGATGCCGACCTTGGCCTTGGAGAAGTCATTGAACTTGATGCCCGTCATCGGGTTTGACGAAATCAGACCCAGCTTGAACGCCTGCCGAAAGGACAGGGCCAGCAACTGGAACACCGAACGTACGTAGTCGATGGAAATGCTTTCTTGCAGCGGCCACATCAGGTCACTGTCGAGGGTGGCCTTGTCGATGTCGGTCAGTGGCAGATCACCGAGGCGCGGCATGAGGTGGCACTTGATCATCGAAGCGCCGGTCTTCTTGCGCTTCTCGGACAAGCTGCGATCACGTGCCATGCGCTCGGCGTACCAGGTCAGCAACTCACCGGTCGTGACCCACTTCGAAACGGTCGAACCTTCTTCGGCAGCAACTCGAAGACGGACAGTCGGCAGCGCCGCAACCACCTGCTTGGTACTCAGATCCGGGAATCCACCAATACGGTGCCAGGAGCGCTTGCTGAGCAAGTACCAAGAGCCACGAGAACGATTCTTTGCGAAGCGAAAATGCAACGCCGGATGACTCGCATCACGCAGATCGCGGACGTGCAATTTTTTGGCGTTTCGCTCGATCTCTGCGTCCGACAGCTTCACCGTCAGAGTCTTCACCACGGCCATCCGAATGCCCATTAGCCCCCCTTCAGCAGAGATTGTAGGAGCTTGAATTTGTCGAGTGCTTCAGCATTGACCTCGCGCTCTGCCTCAACGGACAACGCCACTTCCTCGATACGCGCGGCAAGCTTTTTCATGCGATTACCGACCTCCTCGGCAAAGCTGATGACCTCGCCAGACAGCGCCGCCAACGTATCCAGGGCGCTGGCATCGGCTTTTTTAATGGTCAATACGGCTGACTGGGTTTCCTTTGGCATGTTCTGCTCTCTCGGGGATTTGATGGTGACGGCGGTACGCTGAAAATGACCGTTAACGGGTTCGCGAATAAGACCTGCCTCCTTCAACTCACCTAAGCCGCGCCGGACAGCCGGGAACTGGGCTCCTGTGGCTTCGGAAACCATCAACGAATTGAAAATGTCGTGGACACTCCAACGCTCCTGGATTGGCACGACCTGGAACACCTTGCGGGCAAGTGAAGATTGCCCGGCGAGCATGTTTTGTTGCTTGGCTGCATTCATCAGAAGCCACCTGTGGGATGGATTGGATCAGGGAGGGAGTTCAAGCAGGTACCTGGAAGCGAGGCTTGTTGCTGCTCGCGCTTTCCCGGGCCATTGGCAAAACGAGCCAGCAACTGTGCACGGGCGACTTTGCCGTCAAGCGGGATCGACTGTTGCGACATGGTCATCAACAACCGCGCCTCGCCGTACTCTTCCGCAAGTTGCGTTTCGAGCTTTTGCGAGTCGTGGCCGATGCCAATGGCGATGTCTTCGAGCGGCTGTCGGCTGACCAACATCCGGATGGTGATGTCATAGGCGCGATCAAAGACCTTGCTGGCCTTCTCGGACACCAGGCTGTTTAGGTTATGCATCTCGCATTGAAGGGCGGCATGACGTACCGCCGGGTGCGACCACTCACGGGAAAATGCTCGGCTCGGGTCCAAATTGAGCAGAGCTTCACGAAAGGCCTTAGCGTGCGAAGGAATGCCCAGCATTTCAGGAGTTGGCTGACACCACTTCACAAACTTACCGACGCTCGGCGCGAAATCGCTGCCGTGCTGTCGGCAGTTCTGCAAGCCGTACCGAATCTGCTCGAGAGTATTGATCTCGGCGGCGACGAAAGCCTTGACCCAGCTGCGTTTTGCAGCGCGTAGGGCTTCATCATCGGGCCAAGCTTGCTTCCACGCGGGGAAGATCGCCTGTAATTCCTTGAACAGCGCGTTAACGACATCAGCGGTACCGGGCAGCAATTGTTTCCGCGGCTCCAGCGTCACGGGCGGCAGGTTGCTCATCTTGCTCAGCAGTCGGTTGGCGCTCTGAGGCACGCTTTTGGCTTGGGTCATCACAAATCACCAAGGTCATCAGACCAGGTCGTGTCGTTGAAATCTGGGCCATTGACCTGCTTCACGGGAAATTGCCGAATGTTTGAACTGGCCGTTTTGGCGACATCGCGCTTGATCCACTTCACGAGCAGGCTGACCCAGGCTGCTTGCGTCTCGAAACGACCACTGGCGGTGTAATGGCAAACGAAAGCAGCCGTGGCCTCCGCGGTGAACGTAGTTAACGGTAGGGCCATCCGTAGCGCGTAAGCCTGCAAGAGCTGTTGATCAGGCACCCACTCAAGCGACATCTCGACTGCCGCCGAACGATCGCTCGCGCCCAGAGTGTTGTGTTGATCTTTATTCTTCTCTACATCTTCTTTAGGTAACGCATTGCTAACGCTTGGAACGTTACCTTTGGCGTTAGCTGCTTTGTGGTTGGCTACCCTTTTTGCAGTGAGAAGCCTGTTTTTGGCGGTTTTCCCGTTATGACGCTCGAAATGCGGGAGGCTGATTACGCCATCCACTTCTTGCATCCATGCCACGGATTTCATGTGCTCGCAAAAACCGATAACGCCCACCAGCCGATCAAGTAACTTTTTGCTAACGCTCGGAGCGTTACCGCTCTCCGTCTGCTGGTCGAACCAACCCCATACCCGCATCAACTTGCCCACTACCGCGTCCGGATCGATGTCGGCAAGGTCAGCGATCTGGCAGACCTCTGGCTTATCTAGGGTAGTGAGTTCGAATTTGATCCAATCGCCGGCCATTACATGGTCTCCTGCAGAAGCTCAGCAAGGCGAACAAGGACTTTCGGGGAGACCATTGGGTCGAATGCAGCTCGCTGGATGCTGGCTTCCGGATCATGCTTCAGGGCTGTTACTTTGTAGGGGGTGTCATTTGAGGACGCGACTCCCTTGGTAGCCAGCGCTCGGACTGTCTTCCGGACATTGTCATGCGAACTGCCTATCAGCTCGGCAATATCGTGTGGCGACATGGTGAGGCATGAGATGTTTTGCGATTGACCGAAACGTGTCACGACATCGAGGGTATTGCTTGGGGCAATGTGGCTGTGCATAATCATCGCTCTCTAGTTTTGCGAATCAGCCGACCTTCTCCGTCGGCTTTTTTGTGTCTATAACTCAGGCGATCGACTTCAACGCTGGGCGAGACTTTTCAATCATCTCCTCGGCTTTCCGACCAAGCTCCCCTGCCCTTGCTTCAACTTGTCGACATTCCTTGGCGAACGCTGGTAGGTGCGGCATGTCCTTTTCGCTCATCACCTGATCGTCGAAAACTTCGCTTCCCGTGTCGATCACATCCCCCAAGGCGCGGATCAACGCACTGAAGCTTTTGTTCCCGCATTGTTCGGTCGCCATCTGGCGGGCACCAATCAAACCGTGACGGCTGGCCAGTTCATTCACGCAGTGATCACGGAACTCCGGCTCGAGTGCATTCACCCACGACTCTTCCAGCCAAGATGGCATCTCCTGCTCGCCCGACAGCCAGCGTTGAACGCGCTTGAGCCAGCGACCGGTTGCCTTCACGAACTCGCTGACATCGTTCAGCCGCGCCAACTCATCAAAATCAGGAACCTTCGCTAATTCAATCTTCGCGGCAGGGACGATTACGTAAATTTCCCGGCTCAGCGCCTGGGCGAAATCGTCCTGACTCAGGTTGGTGCGCGCGATCTGATTCGCCGCATGAGCGACTAGCACCTGATCCCGGGTTTGAATGCTGTGTCTTGGACTGGACGTTTCCATATGAACTGCTCTCTTCTAATCTGGCTTCAATGGAGCGCTAGATAATGTGTTGGTTAACCTGTGAAGCGCTGGGGTTGGCCGGGAAAGGGCTTCACCTCTTCCGCCTCGAAACGGCCGTCATCAAACACGGTCACATAAACCTCCCGCCCTGCCTTCAAGGCTTTGCTGATGCCGCCCTGGCTCATACGAAGCGCTGACGCCGCTTTTAGCTGACCAACTTTGGTCACAAAATCTTTGAGTGGTATGCGCTGCATACAGGACCTCTTTCACTGTGCACACACAAAAGTATTACCTGCGGTCTTTATTAAGTCAATATCGGCGGTCTTAGATTGATATTACCTGACGTAATACAGTGCGTTTATGAATAAACCTTTGAAAAAACGCCCCTTGAGCGACGTAGAGCAGCAGGAATGCGCCGCTCTGAACGCGCTCTATAAAGCGAAGAAAAAAGAACTCGGGCTTAGCCAAGAAAAAATTGCTATAGAAGGCCTCAAGGCCAATAGCCAGAGCGCTGCGAGCCATTATTTGACAGGGCGAAACGCCTTGAATATCGAGGCCGCTTCTGTTTTTGCGCGCTATTTGAAAGTCCCCGTTTCAGCCTTTAGCGAGCGCCTTGCTAAAGAAATCGACAAGCTTTCAAGCTCTGAGCCTTCAAATGTCGCTTCAACTCGACAACCTAATGAGTCATTCCGCTACCCAGTCATCAGCTGGGTTGCTGCTGGCGCCTGGGCGGAAGCAGTCGAACCCTTCCCTCCTGGGTTTTCAGATCGATACGAGTTATCGGACTACAACTCTAAAGGGCCGGCCTTCTGGCTTGAGGTTAAGGGCGACTCGATGACATCTCCGGTCGGGACAAGTATTACTGAAGGAACGCTGATCCTCGTTGATACCGAAGCTGACGTTCAGTCCGGAAAACTTGTTGTGGCCAAATTGGCTGACAGCGACCAAGCCACCTTCAAGAAGCTCGTAGATGACGGTGGTCGACGTTACTTAAGGCCCTTGAACCCTGCCTACCCTACTGAGATGTGTGCAGAGAACTGCCGAATCGTTGGAGTCGTGGTAAGGGCGCTGCAAAAGCTATAGGACATTGGTCTCCCATCTTGCCTGCCTTTAGAAAGCCCGCCATGCGCGGGCTTTTTCGTCTTTGGTCCTCACAAGTTCTTTCACTTTCGTAAGTTTTCGGCGTGTATTCCTCTTTTTTGTATAAAGATTTTTGCAGCTTGCCGAAATGGACTATCCCAAACCGTCAAATGTTTGACATTTTGTGGTGCCGCTTCCAAATGAAAAACTAAGGATCACCGTATGCATCGCCCACCTCCTGCAAACTCATCTGAGACTTCGTGTGCGATTCTGCGCCGACGAATCCAACGCCTGATCGCTGCGCCGCATGCGCAGAAGACCCAATCCGTTGTAGTCACCAAGTCAGAGAACGAATCTGCCGAAGCATGGCTCCAAGTTCTGGAGGAAATTGAAGAAACCGATGGGATCCGCATGGATCGGCTTGAGAGTGGTGCCATCAGGATCGGGTGGAGGGAGTACTGCGAAGCGTGAAGAGGACCCGCGATTGAGCGGGTTTTTTATTATCTGTCGTATTTTTTATTACCTGCGGTCTTGACTCATTTTATTATCGCTAGTAATTTGATTCTCAAGCCATCGGCTCAGCAGCGAAAGCTGCGCCACTCTTTAACAATCAGCGCAACAAACAACAGACCGCATTGCCTCTACCCGTGACCGGCGAACAGACAGGTCCAAAAGCCTACCAACGACAGGAACAACCTGGACGACTGATCGATGGTGAAACGCCAGAACCGCGTGAATGACCCGGCAAGCAATGCGCCCCGCCTCTCCGGCGGCAATAGGACGGACAGCATCACTGCTGCACCTTGGTGACAGGGTGCAGTGGGATGTCACCCCACCCAGAGGAATCACCATGTTCGGAATGAAGAAGCTGTTCGGAAAACAAGTCGGCAACGCCCAAGCCGAGATGAAGAAAGTCGTCAACCG